TTAAATGAAGTTGGTCTAGTTAGCGACAAGCTTGTCTGGGTAATTCTTTGCTGATAAGTCCAGTCACCGTCTTGGCCACTGCTATACCACTTTACCCAAATATCATAGCCTAATGCCTTAACAATAAAATTATTATTTATATACGCTGACACTGGCTCCCAAGATAGTGTAATAATTCTTGACCCACCACTTGTTACAACATTATGATAAATCGCAGATCGAAGAATTTCTAAACCTGTTAGTGGATCAATTGGCCTACGAAAGTCAAAATTATTTGTGACAGCATATACTGGTGACCACTGGGATGTACGGTTACGGTCATCTGAAATTACTCTATATCGTGTATAGTACCCAAGCTTTCCGTCAATTAGCGTCAGTGGGGGGAGTGAGGGAAGGGGTACAATTGTTTTTTGAAGACCACTTTTACCAGCCATTCTACATCACATCCAGGCCAAATCTAAACTCAACAAGGTTAGACGTGTTTGCCTCTTTAACAATTGGTCGACCATCGTCTGTTTTAATAACTGTGTAGCCAGTCAGACCGTAGAGTGGATTTAGTGTTGAAACGTTTTCTAGTCTAAGGGCATCGAGAGCCATGAAGTAGTTTGATGTTGGACCTTCAATAGTTGCAGAAGACAATGCTGATGTAATGTCCTCAATACCAGTCTTGGCAAACTTAAATGTTTTTGAGTCTACGATGTCTGTAATAACGTGTGTGCCATTAAAGAAACCGTTGTTTTCACCAGTGATTGTTACCTTGGACCCTACTGCGAAGCCATGATCTTGAACCGTAACAATGGTTGCCTTTTGTGTAGAGTTAGAGTAGGCTCTCGTATCACCAGTCAAATTATCAAATATAGAGACGTACACTCTCACGAGACTTGCTGCACCCCACGAGAAAGAGGTACCCTTAACAAGCTCGCCTAGCTTGGATGTTGCAACGTTATATCTGTTAGCATCCAAACCAGATGTAATCTCTACCTGCATTCTGGCAAAGTTTTCTGGATCCTGTGTTACACTTTCTTCTGGAGAAAACACAACAGTGGCATAAAGTTTTGATGGTGACAATGGGTGAGTCTCACTCTTACTTACAACAGAGAATGCTAGCTTTAGTTCATCCTCTGGAGAGTTTTGACTTAGATTAAGAGAAGTACCTGCAAGGTGGATGTGCTTTGCATAGTTCTTGTTTTGATCTTCTGTACCGTCGGAAACTACGACCAAGTTGTTTCCAGTCTTTGTTATTTGTGAAGTATTTCCTGGAATATAAATAGCAGTATTCAAGAATCGACATCTTTCAAACCTAGAAAGTCTTGCATCTGAATCAAATATTGCGTTGTCTGATGTGGCACGGAAAGCAGGTGCAACACCCAAGTTAGGGTTAATTGTTCCTCCAGCTACACCTGCAGAAAGTGGTGTTGATATTGTTGCTCCAATACCAACGGCAGACGAAGTACCGTGATACTCCCAGTTCTCTGTTTCTGCAAAAGTATAAAGCATACGGCTATCCTTGTTGGTTGCAGAGGGGTTGGATCTAGCCGAATAAATTCCTACCTCAGAGATCTCGTATCTTTGCTCTGTAGGCAATTCTGCAGTTAGAGTTAGTTTTGTTATTCTGCCTGTTACTGTACCGCCCGAAGTCCATGTGCCAGTTGCGACACTTTTAACCGTAAACTTTGTAGATGTTGGTACGCTATAAACAACAGCGTTGGAAATGTTATAGCCAGAAATATTTGTTCCAGCAATGTCTACAATGTCTCCAGGAGCAAAGCCATGTGCTGCTGTGACTGTGTACTCAATCAAAGTACCGTTTCCTACAGCACCAGAAACTGTCAAAGTGTTTGTATCTAGCTCTGTAATGTAGCCACGTGAAATGATTGGGATGCGGAACATTTCAAAATCCATGGCACCCTTTTGTGCAAAGTCTGCCTGATATGGGGCTAAAGAATCTGTTGTATTGAGTGGCTTGGTGCCACAACCAATAGCAAGGTGGGATGCATAAGCAGGTGCTTGTCCAAGCAGGTACTTAGCAATAATGTCTTTTCCAGTATTTGTAATCATAATGTTCCTTAATAAATTATATCATCTAGAGCATCCCCAGAGTCAACAACCTGCACCTCTACTCTTTCGTCTGGCAGCATATTGATTACGTTGACAACAACGTTGCCATTAAATTCGTCAATATAAACAATGTCTGTCACCTCATTGTTGCTAACGTCTGTACCAATTTCTGGAATCTTTTCATCTAAAAGAATTGGAAAGTTTTTAAAGTATGAGTTAGCGTCCTCAATACTTGGAAACATGTTTAGTGGATTAAATGCTGCACCAAGCTGTGCTACGTTTTTGATTGGTGTATAGATAACCTTTTGACCATTAACGATATCATTACGTGAGATAGATATAATCTCTTGTCCACCAACTTGTTCAAATAGCAGGTCTGTCATGTACTCTACAGGTACACTATCTGAATTAAACTGAATGAGATCTGGTGTTGCAATCTTGATATCTTTATTTGATACCGCTGGCGTAGCAGCTGGAATGTTTGGAGTTGCATCTACCATTATTTGACCTCACTTAAGTATAGCGTCATGTCTGGCCCACCGTTGTCACGTGAATACTGAATGCTGTAAACAACAAACCTTGATCCTGTTGAGGCTAGCTCGTTTACCCCATCATTATTAGTATAATCAATCTCAACAATGTCGCCAAGCTGAATCATTGGGTTGGAGAATATCTTCACACCAATAGAGCGACGTGGCTTCATAATCTTTTCCGACAGCCATTGCATCATGTTATTAGCCTCGTCTTGGCTCTGAATGAATGGTGCAGAAATTGAGAACTCTTTCTTACCATAAGTCATTCGACTAAACTTGATGTCCTGGTAATCCTGGCTAACTTTTTGTGGTGATCGAACCAGAGTGTCTCCAGTAAACTCTGGATTAGACAGGTCAGACCTCTTATTGTAGAACTCGTCAACAGTCAGCTCGTGCTGAGATTGCTGTGTAAAGGTTACACCCTGAATCCTTAAGTAGTTACCACTTGTTGAGTCTAGGTTTAGTGCTGTGTCAGTAGCATTAAAAACCAGGAAGTCTGACTTGTATGCACCAGCAATAAAGTTTGATACCGTGTATCCCTTAATCTTATTAAAGGTTGGTGCAAGTTTTGCGTAGATAGCAGGATATGCCTTGTCGTAACGCACATTAAAGTATGCAGCCTCACGCATAATCGTACCAAACTCTTCAAAGTAAATTTTATACTTTGGTGCCTCAGAAGGACCAATACCAGTTAAATAAGTAGATTGAATCAAGCCATTGATTGCATACTTTTGGAATGACGAAGATGCGTTAATTTCTTGATCTCCGAATACGCTGTCACTAATTGTTTCCAAGCTAAAGGTTGTATTTTGACTATAGTTATTTGTTAGAGCGTATAGGTTTTCAAACATTACCCTGGACGCACCACGAGTAAATGGTGCAATGTTGTTGTAAATTGGAAGAGGACTTTCGTCATCGACTACCTTTACAAGTACGTTGTTTACATATAGGTAAAACTTCATTGCTCCACCATCCTGCTTCTTGTACTCAACGGCAAGGTCGTATACCGTTGGAGTCTCTTCTGCAGCCATACGGTACTGACCTGTGAACAAGCCATTGTCAACTACGATGTTGGCAATACCACCCCAAAGCTTTACAGGGATAGCCTTCTCATTTACAATAGCAGCCGTTCCACCAGAAACTGGGGTAGACTCTACGTCAGCTCCTTCACGAAGGTATGAGAAAGAAAGATTATCTTCAGAAACTTCTGTAATAATAAATGCACCGTCAAATGGGCTACCCACGTTAGTTATTGTTACCTGATCGCCTGGAACGTACTTATGTGCAACAGATGTCTCTACTGTAGCCAAACCACCAAGCAGTGACTTGCTTACAATATTTGTAGCTGGAGCATCTCGCTGCATGACCTTGTAGAAAATAATGTTGTGTACATTGTCTGCGTCTTCATATTGAGAAAGATTGTTTTCTGTAAGAGCCATAATCTCAAAGTAATATCCGTTATTGGTCTCTGGGTTTAGCATTACTGCGATACCGCCAGATGCACCACCAATAGCGATTGACTGGTCAGAAGCGATGGAGTTGGCTGTGTAGTATGTGTTTACACCAAATGGCGACTGTCCACGAGACTCATTATTGTCAACCTTACCAATGATACGCATACGGGTTCCAAAGTGTACAAATCTGTCGTCAAGCTTCTTAGGTACATAAGTCACAAACCCAGGAGTCTGGTCCTCAGAGTTAATAGCACCGTTCATAACAAAGGCAGAGGACTGAATAGTTCCAGTTTGAGTAGAAAGCATTCTGTTAACTACAGCTTCTTCAACGTTTACGTTAGATAGAAAGTTTTTGATAACTCCGTTTCTTGTTGTAGTTTTGGCCCTTTCGTTCTCTACCCCTGCAGCACCCTGGATGACCTGTGGAAGTTGCTTTGTAGAGTTTGTAAGATATGTAAAGTCCATATCTACACCACGAACATTGTCGTCACTAGACCAGTATTGGTTCAAACCTGCTGAGTGATAGACTGGCCTTGTTGTTCCATCTTCATTGTGTGCACCAGTACCGAATTGCATACGACCGTGCTTGGCCACAGGGCCATTCTTTAGTCTTGTGATACCCTCAACAATTTCGTAGTTTGGCTCTGCATAAATACGTACCAAACCAGTTGGGTACATCTTTCCATTAAACGGTATCTTTGCAAAGTACTTCTGGTATTCCTGAACGCTTGTAATCCATACATTAGGATTCTCTCCACGTGCCAAACCTGGAACGCTGTACTGCACAGCATCGTACTTAACAATTTCACCATTGGCATAGAAGTATCCGTTGTAACGACTTAGCCAGTAAACGCCATCACCAAAGTCAATCGTGTTGTTGATAATTTGGTGGTTTTCTACAGATGGCAACAGGTCTTTTAGGTCAGAGTTTAGAGGGATTGCACTAAGGACATATCCAGATTGCTGAGCTACTTCGTCATTTGCAGACTTTGTATTTTCTGACGGTCCAACCTCCCATAGCAAGGCTGGCTTGTAGATCCATGTCTTATCACGGTCAACAAGGCTTGCTTGCTTGATAGAGCTGTAAGAACGTTGAATGTATCTGGAAGTATAGTTGATAGTACCGTCATTGTATACGACGTTATCTTCTGCAGATACCTCCACAATATTGGCAAGCTTTTTCTTACCAGTTGCAGCCTCTACACTAGCGTTGCTGTAAGCGTTTTCTACAACACCAGTGTCTGCAGAGTCACGTGAGCCATAAAGAGTAATGTCCGTGTTTCTTTCGGAAACACTAGGCATCATGTATCCTTTACTCATAACAACAAAGTTGTTGTACTCGTCAAAGAACATGGCTGCTTGAGAAGAAATAGCAATGTCTGACAAAACCTCGGCAAGAGATCTATCTGGTCCTACTGCAAAGTATGGAATAATCAGTTCGTCTTCGTCCAAGTTTCTCTTAAATGTATAATTAACAAAACCAACAGAGTCGAGAAGGATTGAGATTGCAGAACTTAAAGAAGCATTCTGAATCAGTAGCTGTGGTGCGGTCATTGCCTCGAAGTGGAAGAAGAAGTCTCTAAGAGTTAAGGTTACAGACCTGTCCTTGCTAGATATTTGGGGGAACCCTTCAGAATACATTGTCTTAATTGGGACATAGTAGACTGCAGAAGAGTCTATCAAAACCTCGTAAAGTTTAATCTGGATGTTTTGAGCAGTATAGCTAGCAACAATGCTACCAGTATTGTTTTCGTTATTACGAACATTGGTGGGAAAGAACGCTTGGTCATAGTCAAAGATGTCTATTGAACCTGTGGAGGCAAGCAGCTGTCCTACTGGCAAACCACTTACACCAAGATCAGATGCACTCTTGGTTAGGTTAAATGTCTTAACTTTGTCAGAAAGATCTACCGTGAGTCTTGGAGACATCTCAATAAGGTCAAAGGTTGAGTCAAACTTGTTCATAGTTTCTACCACAACTCTCAAACCACGAACATACTGGAACTCTCTGTATCCTACTGTAGCGTTTGCTGATGATCTTACCTGTGCAGGAGATGTTAGGTCTGTTACATAGTTTGTTAAGTTTGTAACTGTTTCTTCTTCGAGATACCAGCCATATTTTGCATCGAAGGGTTGGTACTCTCCTGCTATAGCAATGTAGTACTGTCCTGGATCTAATTCTGACTCACCCCTTACCCAGTAGGCAGTACCCTCAATTACAGCCGATGGGTCTGGAAGAAGTGATGCATCTGCATACTCTCCAGCATAGAAGAATGTATCTTTATAAACATCTGGGACGATCAGGCCGTAAGCGAGTTCTACGTAACCATCTTCTTTGATTACTCTTGTTCCATCACGACGTGTTGAGTCTGGATTAAAAGAGATTGCGTCTACCCAGTTGTCTGAGTCTAGGTACTGGACCTTCCATCTGACTGGTGTTGTCTGGTTTTCTACACCGTAGAATGGATCTGAGAATGAGCCGTTTTCGTTTACAAATGTTCCTAGGTCAACAGTTCCAACGTTAGTCTGCATCTTAAGAATAATTCTGTTTGCTGGCACGGCATCCTTATAAACAACAAAAGGTACGGCATCATCAATTTGATTTTGTCCATTAATTACCTTGTTAGCAATTCCTCGCTCAACACCATTTTCTGTGCGGTAAGAAGACCAATACTTAAACTGGTCGTCTTTGTCTGCAATGTAATAACGTGGTCGTGAAACCATGTCTGGGTTAGCATGGTGCGTAAACTTATTAGAAAAATAGCGTAACTTATTGATACCAGAACGTGGTCTAAACTTTCCTAGGCAATCTTCCAGCGAGTAAAGAAGCTTTTCTTTTTCTTTTTTAGATAGAAATAGTGTTGGAACCTGTTCTCCAGATACAATGTCATAGCCACCATCTACAACTACGTCTGCATCAGTTGCACCAGTGTAAGAGTTAGAACCATCAGTTGGATCGAAAGAAGAATCTAGATTAATGTAGTTGGCGTCTTCAGTACCTACCGTGGCATTTCTGCGGTAACGATAATTGCCCACCGTCTCAATGTTAGAGGCAATATTCATGTTCCATTCAGCAATTACTGATGTCTGAGATCTTACCGTAGAAGATGTTTCGATGTAGTCCTGTAGATCTGAATCTAAAAACATTTAAACCTCTTCCAGCGTAACCGAGATATTCCAGAAATCATAATTGCTTCCGCCACGCTTCTCTACAGTATAGCTGAAATCGGAAAAGTATACCTCAACAATTTGACTATATTTTGCTAAATTGTCGTATGGTGTGGCATCGTTTTGTTCTGCAAAGTTGGTGTACTTGTCATAAGAAAGGTATACCCAGAATGATCCAGGATTGTTTTCATACCAGTCTAGCAACTCTACTCCACCTGCTCCGCCGTCAGTAGTGTACTGCTGATCTTTACGAAGTGCAGAGCCGTATGGACGAACAGCACCAGTTTTAGTTGTTGTCACAGGCTCGTTTTTACCATCACCGTCAACGTCTGTGTATTTTGTAGTTGTAATTGGTGCTTCCTCGATAAGGCTAGTTGCCTTACCATTTGCACCAAACTCTGGAGAAAGAGCAAAAGATCGTGATGGCAACATTTGCCAAGAAGTTGAAATAGACAACTTGTCTGCAATGTGGTAAGAACGCATACGACCATTAATCATACGCTCACGCTTTTCAATACGCTCTTGCTTAAAATCAATTGGCTGACGGTTATCATCAGACAGGATAATAAAACTTCCTGCCTGATTAAGTGAACCATCGCTAGCAATTTCATTGCCGAGTGGAACATAGGCACCGTCAATAATGGTACCAGGATTATCTGCCCAAAGCATTGCTTGTGGACGCTGATACTTTTTACGCCCTGCCATATATGAACTGGTAGCCATTAGAACCTATTACCTCGAATTCGTTGAGCATCTACACGCTTAATCTGAGCCATAACAGTACGTGCAATCTCGTCTGGGTTAGCGTCTGATCTGACGTTAACGCTCATATTATAATTATACACGGAACCGCTTCCAAAGTTTCCTTGGTTAACTGCCTTAAGGTTTTCTACACCAAATCGATCTACAGCCCACTTGCGTACAACAAACTCTCCTGGAGTAAGCATTGCAGGAACTGTGTCTGTTCCCTTTGGACCAAACATTGGCTTTGTGAGTCCACCACTAGCCATGTAGTTAGCAACAAGACCACCACTAGCGTATCCTTGATAAAGAATTCTGTTAACACGATCTTGAATCATCTGGTAGTCGCCACCTAGTGCATTTCTACGTGCCTGACCATTTCCAAACTCTCCACGAATAACTCTTCTAGCCATAGAGGTTACCCAAGCATCGTCCTTTACTGGTCCAGAAGGTGCTGGTGCAGTGGAAGCTACTGGTGCTGGGGCTGGAGGAGGTGTAACTCTTGCAGCTGCCTCTGCCTCAGAGATTCGCTTTTCAATAATAGTGTGAATGGTTTCCTTTGGCTTCTCAACTTCTTTCCAAGCCTTTTGCAAGTCTTCAACCACACCGAGGGCAAGGTTAATGGCTTCATTGTATTGCTGACTATTTGTCTTAGCAACCTCAATGTTGTTCTTGATTGCATCCCACTCTTCCCTGGTTTTTCCTGCAACAGTAAGTGCGTTAATTTGAAGCTCTTCCTGACGTGTAAGCAATTCAATTTGGCGTTCAGCTGGCTCAATCTGCTGCTCTTCAATCTCAAAGATTTGACGCTTGATATCACGAATACGTGCTTCTAGCTGCTCTCTAGTAAGACCCATGTTAGCAGTAAGATTGTCAATCTCAAGCTGCTGAGACTTTTGAAGGGCTTCACGTTGGTCAACAAGTGCTTGTGCCGCATCATTTGCACGCATTTCTTCTGCTGCTCGTGCTGCTGCTGCTATGTCACCTTGAGACAAAGCTTCTGCAAGGCTAAGCTGTGTACGCTGTTGAGCAGCTACTCTATCGTTAATCTTAGCAATTGAATCAAGAGCCTTGTAGCGTTCGTCATACTTCTTGTTGATGTCAATCTCTTGCTCACCAATACGTTGCAGGTCTGCTTCCAGATCATCAAGTCCGCCAGGTGTATTCTTAAGGTCTTCGATCTGATCGGAGAACGAGCTAATAATGTCTTCGAATGGGTTCTTGAGTGCCTCAAACTTAATCTTAATACTTTGCTCGTTAGCACTAAACTGCTCCATGGCCTTGCTGAAACCATCGTTAAACAGTTCTTGCATACCTTCCTTGGTTTGCATCTTAATCTTAATCTCAAGAGCTTCCTTGTCAGCTGCATCCTGTAGTGCTTCGTTAAGAACCTTTAGCTGGTCAACTGTCAGGGTATCGAAGTTAGCAAGCATTGTCTGTAGGTCGTTGTCTGCAAGAATAGCCGCAGTCTGAGTATCAGTGAGTGCACCATTAAATTTAATCAGTGCATTCAAACCTGCAAGTGTTGCATCTGTTGTAGCGTTTGCACTTGCAACACTCTTAGATGCGTCTGCAACACTTTGTGCTTTACGTGCCTGCTCTGCAAGTGCGATAATTCTACGAATTTCGTCTGCACTCTTAGCGTTTGCAATAGCTGCTGCTAAAGCTGCATCTTCAATAAGCTTATAAGCATTGGCATAAGACATACCCAAACCAACAAGCGAAGTAAGTGCTTTGTTTTGAGCTGCAAGGTTTACCAGACTCTTTTGCTGCTCGTCAACAAACTTACCGAGTGTAATTGTTCTAAGTTTATCCGCAATAGCTGTAAGGTCTGCCTTGAATCCTGTTACATTGCCAGCTGCATCAAAGTTGAAGAACTGACCCTTGTACTGATCCCACTCTTCCTTTGACATACCAGTCATAATGGAGATTACATCTTCTCCTACACCTACCCCACGAAGTTGCTGAGAAAGACCTCCAAAAGCACTAGCAGAAGAATTGCGAATAGCGTTCATAGAGTCTTGGAAGTTTTCTGTAAGGCCTTGAGTAGCTGTTGTAAACTGTCTCATATCTTTTACAACTGCATCCAAGAATGACGTTGGGGCCTTTTCTGGCTGTGTAGCAGCACCGCCGCCACCAGAACCACCACTGCTTGGTGGAGGAACGTTTCCTGCAGGACCAGAGTTTGTAGATCCAACAGAACCTAGGGCTGCCTGATACTGCTCAACAATTGTTCTAGCACGAGTGGCTGCGAGTTGACTAGCGACCAACTCTCTATAGCTAGACGAACCTGCTCGTGCTTCTGCAGCACGGAAACCCATCTTGTTTCTCTGCATAGTTTTATTAATTTCAGCATCAATTTGTTCGCCAGTAATTTCATCTTTAGCAGTAATAAAAGCTTGAATAAATGTAGACTGCATTGCAGCTGGCAAACTAGCAAACCATTCTGCATTTCCACGCATAGCTGCTGCCTTCTGAGGGTCATCCTTAAATACCTGAGAGATTACAGTTTCAATTGTAGTTGGACCATTTGCTACAAGCTCGTCCATCTTGGTCTTAGCATCTGTAAGTGCCTTGAGTCTAGCTTCAGCTTCTTCACTACCATCAAAGTAGATTGACATGTTTAGTTCTGGATTTATCTTTTGCAGTTCTGTAAACATAGCAGTAGTTTCTGCCATAGCATCTGCACCCTCAGTTTTAAATGTTGTCAGGAAGTTCTTGGCAGCTACTTCGTCATCACCAAACATGGGAAGAAGGTTTGCAATATCGGAAGTGACTCCAGAACCTAATTTGGCATTAATATCAGCTAACAAGTTAACAGCTTTACCACCTGCTTCAGTTTTTTGATCAAAAATTCCAAACACTGTGTTTAGCTGATCTGGTGTAAGTGTTCCAGATGCCAGTTCTGCATTTAGTGTTAGCTTAGCTTCTGCAGATGCTCTACCGCCAGAAAGTGCGTCAATAGCTTTGTTTGCTGATGCCTCTTGGTCAGTACCCTTGAAAACCTCTTTAGCTTGTGCTGCGGACTCTCTTACAAGAATGTTACGGCTTTCTGCATCTAACCCCTTAAGCTGATCTGTAAAGTTTTTAGTAGAAGCCGCAATTTGATCTGTTAAAACCTTGCGACGTTCGTCGTACTCTAGCTGCTTCCTCTTGGCTTCCTCAATCTTACCCTCAGCCATTAGCTGATCTACTACTTGCTGGTTTTGCAAATCTTGTGCAGCAAGCAACATCTGGTTTTGCTGTTGCATAGAGTTAAAGTCTGAAATAATATCAACAGAATTATTTCTAATCTTTTCTTGCTGTAACTTGATAGCAGCTTGCCTTGACCAGTCTTCCATCTGACCTTGACCGACTGGCTCTTGTGCACCTGGGATAGTTGCTTGCTTAATACCCTGAACTGCTTGAACTTCGCCAGCCTTTATAATATCAAGGGTTATCTTCATTGGATCTTTGGATAGGTCTTCTCCGTTTACCCCAATAATTTGAGTCATCTCTCCAACAACATTAATTCCAAAAGACTTACTCTTTAGCTTGTCTCCCAAAGCTAAGGCAATACTTTCTGCCTGATCTGGTGACAAAATTCCAGAAGCAACAGCCGTAGATAGCTGCGTTGCCATCTTTTTAGCAGCTGCCCCAGTACTCTGTTCTTCAATAGCTTTTACCATGCCGTCTGCCATTGCAGCACCTGCTTCTTGTGACAGGTATGACTCACCAAATGTTGTATCCTGAACACCAGTAATTTTAGCCTCAGTTCTTTGTGAGGTCATTGTTGCTAGGGGGTTTACTGTTCCAGCTGCAGCGGCCAGTGCGTCCATGTTTTTTGCTGTAATAGCAAATGCATTGGCCTGGTCTCGTGAAGCTTGTTTAGCTTTTTCAGCTTCTGCATTCATAAACATTAGTCCTGCTGCTACACCGCCAAGTGCACCAATAACAAGACCTGCAGGCCCAGGAATCATTCCAAGAACAGATGCAATACCAGAAACTGCCATAAGTGGTCCACCAATTTGGCCAGCAATATCTCCAGCAGGGCCACCCATCATTGAAGCAGCAGACAGTGCTCCACCAGCAACCATTCCAGTCATTCCTAGGCGGCCAGGTGTCACTGCAGACTTAAGTGCTGCCATTCTTTCTGCACGCCTTTCAGCACGCTGCTGCTTTTTCTGTTCTGCAAGCTTAGTTTGTAGATAGTTTGCAGGTAGTGCCGTAAATTGACCAGTAGCTGCACGACGAGGACGGTTTGTTTGAGTTCTTTCGGCCTCAATGTTTCTTACAAATGCAGAACCAGTAGTTGTTGCTGCAGCTTCTTTTTCAGTGGCAGCTGATATTTCTTTTTTAGACTTTAGTGTTTTTTCAGCTTCTTTTAATTCTTGAGTCTTAATGTTAAAGATTCTTTTAGCTGTTTCAGTTAGTTTTCTGTCACCTGCAAGTTTTTCAACTGTTCCTCTTTTAGCTTCAGTTAAATGAGCCATAACATCGTCTTGTGCTATGGTACCTTGCAGATCCATTGCTGTTCTTTGGTAGCCTTTTTTCCTACTCTTATATGAAGTAACTCCTTCAACAAAACTCATACGCCCCTTGGTACGCTTTTTGCCACCTGAGCCAATTCTGTATCCAGAAGTATCTTCCACAGTTGTAATTTCTGAGAAAACTTCTGCAGCAGCTTTCTTAATTTCTGGAGACAATCCCTTTTCAGCTTTTTTCCTAGCATTTTGCGTAACTTTGGACATTTCTGCATCTGAAACATCTCCAACTCCTTGGGAAACACCATCCATGATTCCCTGAGAAAGCTTGTTTGCATATTGAATAAGTTCTGGATTTTCTTTTAACATTTTAGCAACCTGAGACTGATTGGTTGCACCCAGCTTCATTGCTATTTCGTGAATAAGAGGGGCATACATTGCCGACCCACCAGATTGGAGTGATGACATTAATCCTGAACGACTTTGTAACCCATCTTTTAGTGATTGATTAATTGAAGCTGGCATAAAGCTAACAGCATTAGTGTATCCCTTAGTGACAAGCCCACCACCATTAAATCCAGCAATTTGTCCAGATACCATTCCAGATATTGTTTCTGGGTATTTCTTTACAATATCTTTAGTTAAGACAAACTCACCAGGTGTAAGCATAGCAGGAACTGTGTCACCATTACCAGATCCAGGAACAAGGCCTCCGCTTGCAAAACCTTTAGGCTTTTTCATCCCTCCACCACGAGTTGTAATTGGCCCCATGAACGCACCCTGCTGAGCAATGGCAGCACCATATGCACTAGCCAAGTTTCTTACAGAGCTAGCTTCTGCTGTAAAAGTTTGAATTAGATTGTTGTGAACTTGATTAAGCGATGCAGAAATAGCAGCAGCCTGTAGCTGTTCGCTATTCATGTATCCTAATTGTTCAGTAAGAACGTTACTTTGATCTCCTACACCTTTAAAGCCGTTTCGTACAAACAATACACCCTTAACAATGTTGGCCAAACCATTAGCAAGCAAACCAAACGTCATAAGCAATACTGGACCAATAGCTCCAATTGCACCTACAGCAACAACAGCAAACTGTTTTGCTCCACCCTCTAGGTTATTAAATGCATTAAGTAAGTCAGTACCAAAATTAATAATTGGTGTAACAGCCTTCATAAACTCTTCACCCACTGGTGCTAAAGCTGCTCTAAACCTTTCGATTGCTCCTTGGAACTGGAACAATGGTGAAGCCTCAACTCTACCAAGCTCTCGCTCAGATAGTGATGCAAGTTCAGCAGCAGAACTTTGTGTCAGCTGCAGTACACGACTTGCCTGACTTCCTTCCTTAATAACATTTTGGAAGAGTGTCGATAGACGTGAGAACTGGAACTTACCAAAAAGCTGTTCGATAGCTTGTGCTCTGTTTAGTGGATCAAGGGTATCGAGTGCTTTAGCAAAGTCAATGACTACACCTTTAACATTACCCTTGTTGGCTTCTACTATACCCTGCAAATTAATACCAAAACTAGCAAGCATATTTGATGCTTCTTCAGTTGGGTTAATAAGTGATGCCAAACCAGACTTTAAGGCGTTAGCAGATTCGGATGCGTTGATACCACCTTCACGCATGGCTGTAAGAAAGAACGTTAGGTCTTCAACATTACCACCAAGTTGCTGAACAACAGGACCAGCCTTTGGAATAGCTTCTGTTAAGTCCTGAATAGATGTAATTGTTTGGTTTTCTACTGCATTCAGGAAGTCTGTCTTTTTTGCCAAATCTTCTGCTGCAACACCAAACGCACTTGTAAGAGAAATTGCTGTTTCAAGTGCCTGTGCCTGGTCTACACTACCAAGAACTGCAAGTCGGTTTGCTTCTGCTACTTGAGCAACAAGATCTGCACCGACACTACCCATCGCAGCAGCATCTGCAGCCAAGCCAATAGTTTTAGATACTGCCACACCATATTTTGTAAACTCGTCGGCAAGACCCTTGATGTTTTGAGTAATCTCTTGTGTATCTGCCATGGTTGTGGTAAAGTCACCATAAACACGTTCCAGACGAATGACCTGCTCTTCAATCTTCTGGAACTCCTTAGCAGCAGCTGCACCCATGATACCTAGAGGAATAGTGAAACCGACCATGAGCTGACGACCAGCCCACTGAGTATTCTTACCAAAGTTTAGAAGGTTTGTAGAACCCTGTTGCATGAGCTGGTTAAACAGCTGTGCCTTTTGAGCTGCAATGGCAGTCTGTGTTCCAAGGTCCTTCATGTCAAGAACTTGTGGACGCACAGCAATTGCCTGCATTGCACCTGATGCGTCACGACCAAGCTTGATGTACTGAGTCTGTAGAGTCTTTACTCTTTCACGAGCAACCTTTTCGATGGTGTCAAACTCAGTTTGGAATCCCTTACCAAAAGTTTTTGTTGCACCAAGAGAGTATCTAAAGTACTGCCCCATAGACAGCTTGTTCTTTTCAAGTGCTTGGGTAAAAGATTCTGTAGTAGTTTTTACTCTTTGAATACTGGCGGTAAATTGACCAGTTGCATTAATGTTGTTGACCAGGTTGTTCTGCATGTCAGATAGACGTGCATTAGAGATGGACCCAGTCTTGGCCATCGTGGTCTGGAAGACTGATATCTGCCTCTGAAGCTCTTTAAGGCTAGCAAGAGCACCAGAAGCATCAATATCAAGATTAATATTGGATTCGATATCAGCCATTCACAGTTACCCCGACATTT